CTTGGCGAGCACCTGGGAGTTACGCCAAAATATCTGTCGGTTCCCAGCTTTAACTACCAAATCACAACCGCTAATGAAATCTACACCATTGACCGGCATGGGGTTATTACCACTAGCGATGGGCAAGTAGTTAGCATGGAGGAAATTTTAAATGCACCGCCACCGAGTGCAGTAGTAGCTGAAGAGGAGATTACTGGGGAGATACCAATGGAGGCCGAACCTGAAGCTAGGGCAATCGCGGTTAACGGTGACACACAAGCTTTTGATAGTATTGAAGTAAAGTTTCCTTTAGAGGGCCATTCAGCTTTAAGCCTTCGGAATCTCATTAACATGATTTACAGCAAACAAAACCTGATAATGCAGGCTTTTAAAACAGAGGTTCCTTTTATGGATGATAGTTTCGCTGAAGATCTAAGCAAGGAAAAAATCAGCACTTTAGAGGATTTTAAAGCAACCTTTGAAAATTTAGGAGCAGACCGGTGTCCCGGGCTGACATTTGATTTTGGGGAAGAAACCTTGACCTTTAAACTGGGCAGGATTAATCCGGACCAGGATATTATAAATGCTTTTACAGAGTTTACGGCTTTAATTAACACTTTATCTAAAACATTAAAGAGGGCATCTTTTAAGCAGACCCAAGAGGAAAATCCCAAATATGCTTTGAGGACTTGGCTCATTCGGCTGGGGATGAATGGGGAAAAATACAAGGCTACCAGAAAAGTGATGTTGGCTCATTTGGGGGGTAGTGCTGCCTTTAGGACGGTGAGAGAACATGAATAAAAAGACACCGGATAATTTCTTTACTCAGACAACTTGTGACCGCTGCGGCGGCAGTTTAGCGGGCGGCAGAATCATGTCCATGTTCAATGAAGATTGCCTTTGTATGAGCTGTAAGGAAAAGGAGACCAATGAGCCGGATTATAACAAAGCAGTTGAGGCAGACCATGAGGAAATTAAAAAGGGGAATTACAATTTTAAGGGGATTAAGGGATAGAGGTTTATATTAGTATCTGCATATTTTGATTGTTATCTGCATATAATAGTGATAAAATTATGCATATAAATCTTTAAATAGGCAGGTAAGTATAATGAAAAAGTTTAATTATAGGGAAGTTGATCAAGAATTGATGGTGCCTGAAGTGATGAATCTGGTTTCAACAATTCATGGATATAAGGGAAAACAAGAGCTTTTTATGAAAGCAAAGCCGGATATTCTAAAATCAATGCTTGAAGTAGCAAAAGTTCAAAGCACAGGTGCTTCCAATAGGATTGAGGGTATATTTACAACAGATAAAAGGCTGGTGGAGTTGGTATCTGAAAAAGCAGAGCCTCTTAATAGAGATGAAGAAGAAATCGCTGGCTACAGGGAAGTTTTAAACACAATCCACGAAAACTATGAGCATATTATTTTAAAACCAAATGTAATTCTTCAATTGCACAGGGACTTATATAGCTTTCACCCAACAGTTGATGGTGGAAAGTATAAGAATCAGGATAATATTATAGAAGAAGTGGACGAAAAAGGGATAAGACACATTCGTTTTAAACCTCTATCAGCTTTTGAAACACCGGAAGCCATAGAAAGACTTTGTACCGAGTATCAAGAGGCTATTAGAGAGGCTAAAATTGATCCTTTGATTTTAATTTCCAAGTTTGGTTTTGACTTTTTAGGAATCCATCCCTTTAATGATGGAAATGGAAGAATGAGTAGACTCTTAACCTTATTACTTCTATACCAACAGGGTTATTTTGTAGGGAAATATATTAGCCTGGAAATGCTGATAGAAAACTCTAAGGAAAGTTATTACAGGACACTTCAACAAAGCTCAGAGGGGTGGTATGAAAATCAAAACAACTATTTCCCCTTTGTAAAGTATTATTTAGAGATAATAGCTAAAGCCTATAAGGAGTTTTCTCATAGAGTGGAAACAGTTGTGGTTGATAAAATGGGTAAAGCTGAAAGGGTAAAGGAATTATTTGATAGAAGAATTGGAAAGATTTCAAAGTCAGATATAGCTAATATTTACCCTGATATCAGTGTGACTACCATTGAAAAGGCTCTTTCTGATTTATTGAAGGAAGGGTATATTAAAAAAGTTGGTTCCGGAAGAGCCACTGCATATGTTAAAAATGAAGATTAGATTGATGGGGCCTCAAAAAGACTCTTTTTCTTTAAAGTAAATTATATTATATGCTGCAAATAAAGACCTTCGGGTCTTTTTTTCTTTGCGCAAAATAAAGGAGGTGAAAGCCAATGGCAGGCAGAGGAAGACCACCGAAACCTACCGCACTAAAAGTGCTGGAAGGCAATCCCGGCAAAAGACCTTTAAATCAAAATGAACCCAAACCCGAAAAGAAAGCACCCAACTGCCCGTCATGGCTGCTTCCGGATGCCAAGAAAGAATGGCGCAGGTTATCAAAAGAGTTGGAAGCTATGGGGCTTTTAACTCGAATAGACATGGCCGCCTTTGCCGGTTACTGCCAGGCTTATGCTAGATGGAAGGAAGCTGAGGAATTTATCTCTAAGCACGGTTCCATTTTAAAGACTGCCTCGGGATATATTCAGCAGATTCCTCAAGTCTCTATTGCTCAGCAGAATTTAAAGCAGATGCGAAACTTCTGCTCGGAGCTGGGGCTTACTCCTTCAGCTCGCAGTAGACTCAACATTACTAACGCCGGTGGTGTTATTGAGGGAGATGCCATGGCTAGTCTACTGGAAGAAATACCGAATGCAGAGGATTTCATGGTTATGGCAGAAGATGACTAACGAGGAAGGAGGTGATCATCTTGCCTTTCAGTGAGGTTCATGCTAACCATGCTATCAACTTTATCCAGCAATTAAAACTCACCAAAGGCAGATGGGCAGGTCAACCTTTCATCTTGCTGCCTTGGGAGAGGGATTTGGTGAGCAAGCTATTTGGCACTTTGAGGGAAGATGGCACAAGGCAGTATCGCACCGCTTATTTGGAAATAGGGAAGAAAAATGGAAAATCGGAGCTCGGTGCAGCCATTGCTCTTTATATGCTTTTAGCTGATGGGGAGCCTAATGCGGAGGTATATGTGGCAGCTTGTGATAGGCAGCAGGCCAGCATCATTTTTAATACCAGTGTTAACTTTGTGGAAGGAAACCCGACTCTATCCAAAGTCACAAACTTAGTGCGCTCAACTAAAAGAATTGTTTACCCTAAGACCGGGAGCTTTTATCAGGTATTAAGCTCTGATGTGAAATCCAAATCAGGACTTAACGCTTCCTGTGTAATTTTAGATGAGATCTGGACCTATCCTAATCCGGATTTGGCTAAGATGCTCACTACCGGCTCTGGTGATGCCAGGACCCAACCCCTCTTTTTATATCTAACCACCGCAGGCAACCAGCTTTCCGGCTATGGCTGGGAAATGCACTGCAAGGCTAAAGATATCTTGGAAGGCAGAAGAGTAGATCCCAGTTTTCTTTCCATCATTTATGGACTGGAAGATGATGCGGATATTGAAGATGAAAACAACTGGTATAAGGCCAACCCCAGTCTGGGCCATACCATTCAGATAGAACGGGTCCGGGAACATTATCAGCAGGCGAAGGACGATCCGGCGGATTTGGCTCTTTTTAAGCAGCTAAGGTTAAACATGTGGTTAAAGCAGAATATTAAATGGATGCCCATGGAGAAGTGGGATTTGTGTAATTTCCCGGTTGATCCGGAAGAGCTGAAAGGAAGGGCCTGCTATGCAGGACTTGATTTATCCTCAACCACAGATATCACCGCCTTTGTGCTGGTATTTCCACCAGAGGAGGAGGGGGACAAATACCAGGTGCTTCCTTACTTTTGGATACCGGAAGAGACTCTTTATCTGCGGGTGAGAAAAGATAGCGTACCATATGACATCTGGTATCAGCAGGGACTGCTAAACCTAACGGAGGGGAATGTGGTTCATTATGGCTTTATTGAAAAGTTCATCGAAAGGCTGGGGGAGAAATATAACATTAAGGAAATTGTCTACGATCGTTGGGGAGCTACCCAGATGAGTCAAAATCTAGAAGGTATGGGCTTTACAGTTGTGCCCTTTGGTCAGGGTTTTAAGGATATGTCACCACCCACCAAAGAAATGATGCGCCTGATTTTAAGC